TGAACAAAACCAAAAGCACAATAGAGTTAGAACAAATAAAAATTGAAGCGGAAGTAGGACCATTAAAGTATGTTGCTGAATTGATTTATGGTGATGACGCAAAAAATCATTTTGATAGTGCCGTTAGATTAGTCATATTAATACTTATATTTGTATTTGATCCTTTGGCTGTATTATTATTAATTGCTGCCAACATATCTTTAAGACAATGGAGAACTAAAAAGAACTTATCTAAAGTAAATGAACAAGAGAATCTACAGAAAAAATTAGATACTTTAAACAAAAAAGTCAAAAAATTAAGAGGTTACCAAGGTTTAGTCAAAGAATTTGGTGATAATCCTGACGAAATACGTCTAAAACTCAATCAAATTTACGATTTTAATGATAAAAACAAGGCTTGACAATAGATCAAAAAAGTGATATATTTAATAATGGAGAAAAATATATGATGACAAATGAAGACTTGAAACGTGTGAAAAATGATCCTAAAAAACATAGATTAGAAAATTTAGCAAAGGCGTGTGCTAATGCTAAATCAGACGAAATGAAATCTATGTGGTATAATAAGATGATGAAATTGGCAGATGAATATAATATGAGAGATTGGGTGATGAGGACGTTAGTACACTAATGTTAGGTTTATTTTTTATAGGTATACCAATTACAATTGCTCTATTGTATTTTTTATTAAATAATATTGATAAGGGAGGTGAAAACAAATGAATATATTTTATGTAGATAAAGATCCAGTAAAAGCTGCTGAAATGATGTGTGATAAACACATAATCAAAATGATATTAGAGTCTGCTCAAATGTTATGTACAGCAAAGAGAGTGCTAGACGGTACAGAATATTTTGATAAGACAAAGAACGGCAGAAAAATTAAAAGATGGCGTTTAGATAATTCAAATGAAGAGGCAACTATATACAAAGCAGGTTGGTTAGGTCACCCTAGTACACAGTGGGTATTAAAGTCTGCTTATAATTACATATGGTTATATCAACATATGATGGCACTAAACGAACAATATAAATTAAGATGGCAAAAAGATAAAGACCATACTTCGATTGTAAAATTAGGTCAACTTTTAAAAACACCACCTAAAAATGCTAAAATAAATGTCAAAGGCACAGATGCTACACCTGCTATGCCTGAACATTGTAAAGTGCCAGGTGATAGTGTTGCGTCTTATAGAAAATACTATATATTAGAAAAGAAAAGATTTGCTAAATGGGAAAAACCAAACGCAGTTATGCCTGATTGGTACAAGGAGGGTATTGCTAATGCGTGATGATGATTTAGAAATTAGTAGGCAAATGTCAAAAAAATTTAGAGATGAAAGATTAGCAAAAGAAAAAAGAATGTTAAGACTTTACACTGTAAATGAGGAAGATATATTAAGAAAAGGATTAAAAGAAAGTGAATTAAAAGGAGTAAAAGAATAATGCCAAAAGAATATAATAGAGAAAATATGATAACAGCAATAGAAGACCACGCAAAAGGACATATTGCTAAACATAAAATGAATGTAGAAGTTTATTTAAAAAATGCTGCTGGTGTTGGTGAACATCCTGATATAATTGAGGCAATTGAAAAAGAATTAAAAATAATTGCTGAATATGACGATCAATTATCAGTTATTAACAAATACTTTAAATAATGCCTGTTTATACTTTTTTAAATAAAAAAACAAAGAAAGAATTTACAGAAATGATGACTATTTCTGAAATGGAAGACTATTTAAAAAAGAATAAACACATTACACAAGTTATCAATTCAATAAATATAGTTAGTGGAGTACAAGGTAGAAGTTATAAAGTAGATGGCGGATGGAAAGACAATTTAAGTAGAATTGCCGAGGCACACCCTAACAGTGCCCTAGCCGATAGATATGGCAAAAAATCAATCAAACAAGTTAAAACAGAACAAGTAGTTAAAAAACACGCAAAAAGAATTACGAGAGGTACCTAATGGCAGATTTACCAGATTATATGCGAGAGTTTGATATGGATGTTGATTACGGTTTTACGGCTGTATCTCAACAACCTAAAACAACAACTACACCTACTGTAGATCCTAAATTATTAGAATCGTCAAATTTAGAAATCGCAAAAGTAAAAACAGATGTTAATGATATTAAATCTATGATGAATGAAATAATGCAAATTGTGGCTGAAAGAGAAACTATATCTAAAGAAGTGGCAGACGCAGATATTCAAAATAGATTTAAAGAAATAGAAAAGGTTATTTTACCTTTTTTATACAATCTATCTAAAAGCGAAGAACCTTATATACATTGGCCGAATAGAGGTCCTATTATTAAGGCACAGATAGAAAAAATCTTAAAACTAACAAGAGGTTAATATGATAGCGAAAGCAAAACATAAAGAACTAAAAACTAAAGTAAATGAAATTGAAAATAAAAGACGTAATGATAGATCATCAACAAGTTGGTTAGAATTAAGAGAGTTAAAAAAACTCAAATTAAAAGCAAAGGATAAACTAAATGAAATTAAGCAAAAACTTCACGCTTAAAGAGCTAGTTGCCAGCCAGACGGCTGACCGAAAAGGAATTAATAATAATCCAAATGAGGATCAAATTAATTCGTTAAAGTTATTATGTGAAAAAGTGCTACAACCAGTACGAGATCACTTTGGTAAAGTAGTCACAGTGAGCTCTGGTTTTAGATCAGAAGCATTATGTGAGGCAATAGGATCATCTAAAAATTCACAGCACGCTAAAGGGCAGGCAGTGGACTTTGAAATTTTTGGTGAATCAAATCAATTAGTGTGTCATTGGATAAATGAAAATTTAGACTACGACCAAATGATTTTAGAGTTTTGGAAAGGTCCAGATGAACCAAATTCAGGTTGGATCCACGTATCATATAAAAAAGAAGGAAATAGAAAAGAACTATTGAGAGCTTTTAGAAATGATTTCGGTAAAACTCAATATGAAGAATACAAATACTGAACTCCCGACCAGCTTAATGATATGTATATGAAAAAGGGTGTTTAGTCCTTGACAAAACCCTAATATTATGATATATTATAATGATACAATAAATGAAGGTGAAATATTATGGCAAAAAAATTTAATTTTATACAACTAAATGAAGAATTATTACCTAAAGTCAAAGGTAAAAAAGTAGATGGTTTTAGGTTTTACGATATAAAAGGTCAAAACTATCCATCAATCACATCCGTACTATCTATTAGAAAAAAAGAAGGTTTAGAAAAGTGGCGTGAAAGTATTGGCGAATCTGTAGCCAATTGGGAAATGGGTCGAGCCGCTAGACGTGGTAAAGCAACTCACACACTTGTAGAACAATACTTGAAGAATGAAACTCCTTCAATTAGAGATGTTTTACCTTTAGGTCTATTTAAATTAATGCGACCTTATTTAGATCAAATTGATAATATTCACTGTTTAGAAACAGTAATGTTTAGTGACAAATTAACGGTTGCTGGTCAAGTAGATTGTATCGCAGAATATAACGGTAAATTATCTGTAATAGATTTTAAAACAGCAAATAAAGAACGTCAGGAAGATTGGGTAGAAAATTACTTTTTACAAACTACAGGTTATTCAATGATGTATGAAGAAATCTTTGGTAAAAAAATTGAACAATTAGTAATACTGATTGCTGCCGAAGATGGTACTATGACATCATTTGTAAAAGATAGAAAAGAATATGAACAAAGTTTAATAGAGTCTATTGATAGTTTTTATAAATATTATAAATTACAAAACGAAAGTAAAGTCAAAAGTACGACATAAATTTAATAAGGTGATTTAAATAACCTACTTGCGACCTCAACAGCTAAAGGGGAAAATGAAAAAAATAATTATAGTTTTAAGTTTATTATGTGGTATTGCCTATGCTGAACACGGTATTAATGAAAAACATTATGAATTGTATTGGCAACAAATACCAGCAGTGTGTGGCAATCCAGACGCAGTACAAGAATATATTGATGATAAAGGTTTTGAAGCTAAACATATAAGTCTAGGTAGATCAGGCAGTAAACCTGATGGTGAACCAGTTTATATGGTAACTTATTATGAAAATGATGACCAAGTGTTAGTGACAGTTGATATACCAGGTGTACAAGAAACTTGTATTTTGTTTCATACTCATAATAAAAGTACATTAAAAGCTGAAAAGAAAAAAGGAATATAAAATAAAAAAGTGGCAAGAAGAACATTATTTAGAACTTTGATAGTAAAATTGAGAATGTTTTGGGCAGACATAAGAGGTCATCACGGTAAGTGCTGGGATTATGAACCAGGTGATTATTATATGGGAAGTCATAAAGGACATTTGAAACATCAAAAAAGAATTAGACGTTGAAGGTAATTCAATAACTAGTGAGGACGTGGGTGCGATTCCCACCACCTCCACCAATTTAAAACACATTAAGATGTGCTTTGAGGGGGTGAGTTAGATTCGACTGCTATTAAAAGTTACTGGAGTTTAATCGCTGACAACGTAATGTCAAACTTATAAATGCTAACGAAAGTTACGCTTTAGCGGCATAAAGCCGTAATGGGTTTGCCTGTACCTAGAAACAGAAACAGGCATAAATAAATACGCTATAAACAAACACACACAAAGGAGAAAATTATGGCAACATCAACTAAAAACGCTTTTGAAATCAGAAGCGATCTATTAGGTCTAGCTAAACAATTAGCAGACTTCAATTTCAATGCTCAAATAAAAGAGTATGAATATTCAATCAAAAAAGACGGCGATCAAGTAGTACAAGAGTTTAAAGCTCCTACTGTATCTGCTGACGACATCATTGAAACAGCAAAGAAGTTTAACGACTTTGTAACTAACGGTGATGTAAATAAAACTATACAGGAAAACATTGAAAAAGGTTTAGAAGTAACTAAACCATATGCTGAAGCATATCAACAATATGTAAAAGCATTTTACCCTTTTCTTAATAAGAAAGCGTAATAATGATACCGTATAATAAATGTGAGTGGAATTACATCACTTACGGAAAGAAAAAAGTAAAAAAATTGAAGAAATATAAAAACTTGATATTGATGTGTTCTATACCAAGTATTACTTTAATTTGGTTATTATTGTTACTAATACAACAGTAATAGTACAATGGGCGGTGAAAGCTAGCGAAAGTAACCGCCCTTTACTTTTTAGTGAAAGTATGATATATTATATAAATGAACTCAAAAGAATTTAGTCTTAAAATAGAAGAATTTGTAAAACAAAAAAGGTGTTCTTATATGGATGCTGTTGTTTTATATTGTAATGAAAATGATATTGATACTGGTACTGTAAATCCTTTAATATCAAAATCTCTCAAAGAAAAAATCAAAATAGAAGCAATCGAAAAGCGACTTTTAAAAGAAAGTAAAAGTGGCAAACTTCCTGTATGAGTAGATTAAAAAATCCATTTAAAAAGGTTTTAGATAACGTCAAAGGTACTCAATATGTAAGTAGTAAAACTTTCAGTGAATCTGGTCAAGTGATGAGAAGAATAAAAGAAGTTGCTATTGATGAACACGATATACAAAGACAGTTTGAAAAACAAAATGGGCTATCTGATTTTTTAAAAATACCTATTGATCCGTATGATGTGTTTAAAGTACATTATCCTTTAGCACCCTCGGTAGATAGAATAGATAATACAAAAGATTATTTTCCTGATAACATAGTTATCAATACACGATTTGAAAACAATGGTTTAAATAGATGTAAACCTGAATATATGAATCAAATAAAAGAATTTTTAATAAATCATTTTAAGAGTCAGTAGTATGTATGGTGGTTTTGAAGTTTATAAAATATATTTGGCAGTTAAATTACACTTTACCTCAAAAGATTATGACTATCATAAATATGAAGGAAAGGTTAATTGTAAGTTAGAAACATTTACTAAAAGAAATGATAGATACTTTTTTCACAAACTGAGCAAACAATATGAACAAACTGATATACTTGATTTCTTTGTTGCTAACTTTGCTACAGATAGCAAGGGATGGGTTGGTAATCTTTTACAAAGAGATGGTAGAGATGTTTATTTGGATTATAAAAAACGTAAAGAAGCATTTACCTATCATTTTAGGAATGATTGCTTACGGATTAATGATGACTTTCTTTCTAATAATATTTCTTTTGATGATGGTTTCGTTTGCCATAATGGACAACATCCTAGACTTTTACGATTATTTCTTCAAAAAACAATATCGTTACAAACCACAATCGTTCTTAACCACTTCTTATCGTTTAGTAAAAATTGGGATAAAGAGATTACCGAGAAAGTTGTATGGACTAAAATCTCATCTACGATTGCCAGATTAAAACCTTTTATTAAGTTTAATGAAACTGAATGTAAGATGATTATGAAAGATGTATTTTTAAACAAATGAAAAAGAAAAAAACATATATTCACGTCAACCAACACGTGATAAGGAGTAATAAGAAAAATGAAAGAAACGATCCAGTTATTACGATTAAGCAAGGTAGTAAGAATGTTTATTGCCATCAAGTGGCTATTCACGGACCATCCAAAGTGGTTTATGGCGGTAATGATAAGCCTCTTTTGTCTTGTGGTGCTCGTGTCGTAATAGAAACTGAAAGTGAAGTAGAAGTTATAAAATGAAAAGAGTCTTTTGTATAGGTAATGGTGAAAGCCGTAAAGACTTTGATTTAGAAACATTAAGACCTCACGGTAAAATATATGGTTGTAATGCCATTTATAGAGATTTTACACCAGATGTATTGATTGCTGTTGACCACGCTATAATGCACGAGATATATCAAAGTGGATATTGTTATAACAATGAAACTTATTTTAGAGAGTGGAATAGGTTACCTGGTGAAACATATGAATTAACAGTTTTTGGTACACTTGATAAAAATGAAATAGAACAAAATTTAAAAAAGTTTGGTTCTTTTATAAAAAATAATAGAACAAATGAAACACAATATGTATTTCACGGTGTAAACTTGGCTGGTAAAATTAAAGTTATTACAAAGAACAAAGAGATTAAAAACAAGAATATAGATCACACAGGTGTATATGCGACTTGGGTACGAGATGATGATAAAGCAAAAAATATATCAGAACTTGTAAAACCAAAAGATAGAGGTTGGGCTGCTGGTTCAACCAGTGGTTTAGTTGCTTGTTTAAAAGAACAACCAGATGAAGTTTATCTAATAGGACACGATTTGAATAGTAAAAACGGTAAGTTAAATAATGTTTATAAGGGTACAAAGTGTTATGGACCACCTGAAAAAGGTGCTATACCGTCTGTGAACTGGATAGACCAATGGCGACAGTTGTTTTTAGAGTATGAAAATGTAAATTTCTTTAAGGTAAATGAAATAGTAGAAGATAGAAAAAATGCGATTTATGTAGATGATTTGGTAAAT